CCATATTCAGCCACAATCGCGCATCAGGCTTGTCCAGCGCAAATTCAATGAAGCCTTTAATTGTCAGGTCAATGCGCTTGCGAGGCTGATTCCTGTTGCCATTGAACACCACAAACAAGTCTTCAGCAATCCCTAGCGACTTACGGCATTCAGCCTTGTCCATAGGGAAGAAATGAGAATGGTTAATGCCATGAGGGATAACGTCACATGGAAGCTCACACCCAGCTTTACGAATTTCTTCTAGACCAAATTCTGTGTATGTGCCCATGCCATCCCATTCATGGCACTGATCAAACACTTCAGGGTAAAAGCCGTAGCTATCCACGGGGAAATAGCCATACCATTTAAAACCAAACTGCTCTTTATAAGGACCAGCTTTTGCCCATAGCGTCTTCAACACCCAAATATCATTGATGGCAAAAACCAAATCTGGTTGGATAGTTGCAATTAGTTCGGGGAGACGATGGCTGCCAAACGGGTCGTTGCCTCCCACCATTGCAGGATACATTTTGCAATATTGCTGCATCTCCGTGGGGTCACCAAACCAATTGGTGGCCATCACATGGATTTCATGCTTTTTAGCTAGTTCAGGAAGCAGGCTTTCAGCCACTCGACCAAAGCCAGTCTGGACGGCTGCATCGCCCGCGTACAAAATCTTTGCCACAAGAAAAATGAATCTTGTTTGATGATAGTAGCAAAACTACACGGGGACAGTCGGCGCTTGTTGTCTAAAGTATTTGACGGTACATTTACACCGTGCGCCACATGCACAACGCACACCAGGCATGGGAACGCTACCAATGGGCACCATGCCACGAGCTGAGTAGCCAATGCAATCCTGGCAATGCACGGCTTGAGCATCAAGGATGCGGCGCATCAGCGAAAATCCACGCTGCTGTTCGCGCATTTCCGTGCCTTGCCAATAAGATCCACGAACACTTTGAGCGTAAAGGCCGATACGAGCAGTAGCCATGGGAGCAGAAATACGCCCATCCAAAAGGTCACGTACAAAACCTTGAAGATAAGTGTATTCCGCACGAAGCCTTTGACCGATACGGCCATATTCCGCACTGCCCATTTCACTTCGTCCGCCGTAGCCAATAGTCGCTGCTTGAATATGAGCCGCTTTAATTGCTTCGCGGATACTACCTTGCCATTGATCAAGCGTAATTGAACCATCGCCTAACATCCGCGTAAAACGCTTGAGTTGCGTTTCTAGTTTATCAATGCGACCATCAACAAGCTTACCTACAGACGCCTTGCTTAGAAAGCGGCCTTTCTCGTCGCGATAACGACCACTGCGACGGTCATAAGACCATTCAGCGTCCATCCTGCTGGACATGACGGTGCTGCTGAACGAGGATAAATCATTCAGCATTGTCAGCCTCTAGCAGCTCTTTGAACTGAGCTGGAGCTTCTTCCTTCCATTCTTTCATGGCGTTTTCAATGTCCTCATCTGAGATGAACGCAGCCTCGTCAATGCCAGCAAGCATTAGCCCTTCTACTTTCATGGGGTCAATGGCATCCACCTTGCTGCTAACAAGCTTTGCTGGCCCGCGACGATCAGGGTCAGGGTCAGCTTTACGCTTGCGGGCTACGATGGTTTGACGCTCTTCCTTGGACATGGCTTGAGCTTTGGCTTCAGGGAGGCACTTAGGCTTACCTTCTTTCTCGCCACGTCCGCCACATGGTCCCATGATTTCACCATTGGCACCAATTCTTACCCAGCCTTCCTTGAACCACTGACCAAGATCATCAGCATGGATTTCGCCATCGCCCCCTCTAAATGCACCACTAGTGGAGCCATGCTTTTCTTTGTACATGCGCTTGTACTGTTGGACTACATAACCACTGGCATAAGCAGACGGCCACACTTTGAACTTTGCCTTTGCTGCAGCTACAGCACGACTATGAAGAGCTTTATCAGTGAAGGTAACATCTCCGCGTTCGTGCTCTAAATCGCCTGGCAGATGGAGCGAAGCAGAATCTTCCACTTCTCTAGTGCCATCCATGGGCAGCGTGCCATTCTCTTCGTTCAAGGGATCACGGCCACCAGGAGGCACTTCTTTCTGCCCAGGAGCCTGCGGCAGCTCACGGGGAAGCGATGGGTCAAGAGTGAGTTCCATTGACCACTCAGAGCCGCCGTAACGTGCATCTGCCACTTCCTGCGGGTGTAGAACGCCGAGCTGAATGTAGCGGCCATCGACGGCTGCCACGCGGGCACGTACGTCTGCTTTTTCCCTTTCGTTTAGTTCAAACAAATCGTTGAATTTAATGCGCCACGATTCAGGAAGTCTGCCTTCGGTGGGACCATCCTTGCTAAGCATGATCATCTTCATGAGCTGCTGCAACGGACGCTTGTAATGGGAGGCTTGATAGTCGCCAAGGTGCTTTGCAAAGTCACGCTCTTCACTGCGACCAGTGGAACCAAGTCCTCCAGGGCTTTCGCCAAACAGAATAGTATGAGGAATTTGTGAGGCCCCAATAATATCAATGCGAAGCTTTTCTAGGATTTCTCCTACGCCGCCAAAGTTGCGACTAATAAACTCAAGCTCTTCTTTTTCAGCGTCAATTGCATAACCACGATAGATACTTTTGCTCATATCATTTAGCACCAAACGATCGCGCACGTCCTTCTCTTTGCCAGCGGCAAGCATGGAGGAAAGGCCACGAAGTTTATGCACAAAGATGTCAAACTCCGTTAGCAATGTCGCTGCAGAACTAATGCCAGTTGAATAAAAACGGAAACTGTCATAAGCACTTTGCAAAGTACTCATTCCCCAGCCATAGTTCCTCTGCCTAATGCGATAAGGCAACCATTCGCCGTCAAACCTGAGAATTCTATCTTTATGAATTTTTGTTAACTGTGGCTGCCTAATAAGATCGCCAGAGATGATTTGATAATATGTTGCTTTGGAGTAGTCATAGAGCGAATCTTCGCTAATTATTGGTGCAATCTGCCAGCGGTCTAGCACTTCCATTCCTTCAACAGAGCGAATGTTTCTATAGTCCACTGGTTGATCAGCAGAACGACCATCGTCGATGTAAAGCAGAATTACCGCCCCGCCAAATAGTCGCGCATTCTTAGAGGCCAAACCAAGGTTTTCAAGGATATACAAATCTTCAATTACTTGCTCCACACCACTCACTTCTTCTGCCGCTGCTCCTTCGCCACCAAACAGTACTTTAAAACCCTTTCGCGTGGATTGCTCGGCAACAATATCTACGATGCGCTTAGGAATCCACTCGCTATAGAGGTTTTCAAGTTCTTCCTGAGTGAGGAAGACGATGGGGGTGGAATTAGTGTATTGACTCTTGTCGCGACGAGTGCCCATTCCAGTCAAGGCATTCACCAATCCGTCAGCTCGCAAGCTGCTTTCGCCATTGTGCCCTAGATCCACCAGTTCTTCCGACATTTTTTAGCTTAGTGTGCGTTGCATCTATGCTAGCAATGGCTAAGATGGGCTTGAACTCCTTTTCTTTATGCCCACGCCAATTTCGTTTGTCTTTTCTGAAGAAGAAAAAAGCATTGCAATGGCAGAAAGTATGAGGCGACAAGGCGTGAATGAAGCGCAAGGGCTTCGTGGCCGTAATGGTGGCGCATGGAAGGGGAGTAAAGCTCTTGATATTCACTTGCTTGGCGCGGCGGGGGAAGTAGCAGTGGCGTCGTACCTAGGACTTAAGGAGCATCTTTTCAAGGAGAAGGAGGCCCGTCGCGGCTCAGATGACTTGCCTGGTGGTATTGATGTTAAAACCAGATCAAAATCGCGCTACGACCTTATCGTCCAAAAACACGAGAACCCATCCAAGAAGTTTGTTTTGGTAACGATTGAAAACCAGCAGACGCTTTTGCATGGCTGGTGCTATGGAAGGGAGGCAATGAAAGAAGAATTTTGGGCAGATCCTGCTCGTGGTCGCCCTGCGTATTTTGTCACCAAAGAATATCTCCATCCCATGGAAACCTTAAATGACGAAGCTCAAGTGCTCTGACTTTGCTAAGCACGTATTAAATACTCCACTGTGGCCAAAACAAGAGGAAATTCTTGATGAATATTTCGGCGGCGGGAAAAGCCATGCTTGCTGGGCTCTTGGTCGGCGCTCTGGCAAAACTCTCATGGCTTCTATTGCAGCCGTATATGCATGCTTCGTCCTAGAAACTAGCTATAAGCGCAAAGTACGAAAGAATGAGAAGTGGTACATTGTTACCATTGCTAACGACCAGCAGCAAGCCAAGATCGCCCTTAATAACATTCGTCAATTAGTGCTAGATAGTCCCCTTGGCACGGAAATTACCAGGGAAACTGCCACTGAAATTGAAATTAGCAATGGCTGTGTATTCCAAGCCATCCCTGCCTCCGCTCGTGCATCACGAGGTAAGGCAGTAGTGATGTGCGTATTTGACGAGCTTGCCTTCTCCCTAGAAGGCGATGCCAACCGTGGCGCTAAGGCTATTTATGATGCCCTGTCACCATCCATCGCTCAGTTTGGGGATAATGGTCGCATCTTAGAGCTATCTTCCCCATGGCTCACTGATGGCCTGTTCTACGAGCACTTCAAGGAAGCTGAAAGCGGCGAATTCCCCTTTATGCAGGCCAAGAACATACCAACGTGGGAAATTAATCCTAATTTGCCATGGGGATGCCCGTTCTTGGCTGCAGAGCAAAAGCGAGATGAAGATAAATTTTGGACTGAATATGGTGCCAGATTCAGGGGGAATAAATCATCGCTGCTTGCTGCCGAAATAGTTGAAGCTGCTATTAACAGAGAAAGAGGCATTCTTCTTCCTGATAGGCAAATCATGGGCAAGTATGTACTAGCACTAGACCCTGCTCGTGGCGGCGTGGGACGTGACGAATACGTTTCCTGTATTGTGCATTTTGACAAGGAAACTTTAGTCGTAGATAAATTTCACACTTTTACGGCAGATTTTGAGATCAATGGCAAAAAAGAAGTCAGTATTCAGGCAGTAGAAGACTGGATACGAGAGCACCATAAGATTTACCAGTTTGACAGCATTGTTCTTGACCAGTTCAACAGTTCAGCCACCATCCAAAGCTTGTCTAATGATTTTCCCATAAGAGAACTTACTTGGTCTGTAAGCACAAAGATGAAAGCATTCAGCAAAATGAAAGAACTTTTTAACGCTGGTCTTGTAGACATCTACCCGCATGAACGCGCCATTCGTCAGCTCAAGAACTTAAACGTTCTATATCGACAAAGTGGACAATGGTCAGTAACTGGTGGTAAGGAAGTAGGCGTGGACGACTTCTGCTTTGCGCTTGCTGCTGCCATTCTGGAAGCATCAAAAGAAGATGATCTGCATTGGCTGGAAAGCCT